AATACAGCATAACCATTACCAGATTTATCTAGTTCTGGTTTCCAGAATCTATCATCTTGATATGAGTTTTTTTGTTTTTGAGGTTCGGCAACTTTAGATAGTTCGCCTATTAATGTGTCTAGATTAGACTTTGACCTTTTTAGGGCCGCAATACTTGTATTCATATTTTTATCTCCTTGTATGTATTATTGTATTCGTATGTGTCTGTATTGTTCGACATTATTATTTATATGCGAAATAGGTGAGACTATGGATTTACTCACAAGATAGCAACCGGATACCATGTCCTAAATGCCATCAACCAGTTTCTCTCTGTCGAGAGTGTGATTCATAACTGGTAAAGTTACAAACCTGGGGACAACCCCTAAACTGTCAAGTTCGAGCCTCTGGTAAAGCCCTCTTCCTTGCACTATAAAAAGAAAGTAATTAGTTTTCTTTTGCATATGTCTTATTATAACATAATTCTTGACCCTTGTCAAGCCTTTCTGCTATAAAATTTTTACAAACTTCTATCATTATTGGTAAACCATCACCATCGGTAAACTCTTTCCAAAGTGGACCGTCATGTTGTTCATGACCACAGTTTTGGCACATTGGCATTATCTAGCTTTAGCAGCTTTCAAAGCTTCTCGTCTTTTCTCTTGTAAGATTGCTTGTCTATATTTTCTACCAATTGGTAATTTAACAAATCGTCTAATCTCTTTACCTTTTTTAGTAAGATATTCTATGATGACCCATTTGTCTTTAATTTTATTCTGAACAGATTTTACCGCTTTCTTAAAACTCATTTCTGTAACTGTCTCAACACCTTCTATCGACTCATCTTTTTCATTTGTAAATTTAAACTCTCTCATTTTTCCCATGTTGTCTCCTTTATTTTGCTTTTACTGTTACTTTAGGTAGTATATCACAATTATATGATAATGTTCTTCTTACTTGGTCTGTATCATAAAATGGATAAACACCATGTACTAATGTGTATGGAAAGATAAAGAAGTCGCCAACTTTAGGACTCAATCTAATTTGTGATACTGCTAATTGATGTTGAGAACCACCTATAAATTCTAAATGACCGTTTGATGGATTCTTAGGATTGATTATTTCTTTACCATATGTATCAGGTGTCTTTAAAAATAAAACAGATGAAAGACCTACTAAACTACTTTTACTTGCATGAAAATGAGCAGGATTATATTCACCTTTGTACATATCATTTATCCAAGCGTTATCTAAAGCTAGTTGATGTGTATGTTTTAATGTTGAGCCTGACTTACTCATATATTCCTCAAAACATAGTTTAAAAGTGTTCTTTATGTTATCATCTAATAAATGATTTACTAATTTTTCTTTCTTAATTTTACCTGCAAGATTATTACTCCAATCTATTGCTGTTAATTTTTTTTCATCAAAAACATTATTAATCTGGTCAATAAATGTTTTAGGCAAAGCAAATTTAAGTATTATTTCACCTAATGTAAATACTTCTATTTTTACTCCTTCACTCATTATATCTCCTTTAGTTTATCTCTCAAAGATATTTTAAATTTTGTAATATTATATGACAAAAAAGGTTTATATCTTTTCATTCTATCAAACAGTTTAGGCCACAATACCTTCTCTGTTATATCTTTGTTTAGTTTTTTTGTAAACTTTAGTATATCGTCTAGTATTATCAATGTCTCAAAGTTTATCTTCTTTGACAAAAACATTTTAACAATAGGCGGATGTTGACCACCTGTTGATAAAAATAAATCATTAAACTTTATATCTTTTGTTGTCATTCTCTCTATAATATAATCAATATCTTGTTCATAATAATAATGTAGTGCTTCTAATTTTTTTGACCATTGTTTGTAAGTATCGTCACCAGTTTTACCAATGATGTCACCAACCCATATATTAGTATTAGACACAAAATTACTAAGGAAGTAATCAACAATAGACTTATCGTTATAAGATTTACTAAGCTTATGAAAGAAATAGCGATCCCTTCTTTTAGTAAAGGTCGCCAATCTTGCAGTTGTTCTACCGTTGTGTTTATGAAAGTCGTAAGATTGGTTTTTACTTGTGAAGTGGAGTTTGATTGCCAGATAGATTTTATATACTTCAAAACCATTCACTTATTTCGCCATATTAAAATATTCTAACATAGTGTCAGGATCAGAAACTTCATATGGATCACCATTTAATCCTAAGTTGTTTAATCCTTCTTCTTCATTAAAATGCATTATTTGTTTGTTATCAATAAAAGTAGAATATCGCCAACTTCTCATACCAAAACCTTGAGCAGGTTTATTCACCAACATACCCAAACTTCTAGTAAATGCACCATTACCATCAGGTATCATTTTAACTTTTTCTATACCTAGGTCTCTAGCCCATGCGTTCATAACAAAAGCGTCATTTACTGATATACAATAAACATCATCTACACCATTTGATATAAATTCGTCATATCTTTCTTCATACTTAGGCAACTGTTCACCTGAACAAGTTGGTGTAAATGCACCTGGTAACCCAAACATTACAATTTTTTTACCTTTAAATAGTTCGTCTGTTGTTACATCTTTCCACGAACCACCTATGAATGTGCAACCACCTTTTTCATCGCTGTCACCCACTCTAAATTTAAATATATTGTCATATATTTTAGCCATTAGATAATACTCCTACAATCCATAGTGTTCCGAATATTATTAATGTTATTTCTGCTCCTGTCATACCTTTGTCTCCTATATTGGTAGTTTTGCTGTTTTTTCTTTTAACATATTTAACCCTTGAGCTTCATATGCTATCTTTTCTTTAAGATTCTTATTAATCATAGACTTTGTTGTTGATGGATCTATATGGTTTTCTGTGCAATATAAAACTATAGCGTCTATGTAACTAACTCTTTTTTTTCTTACTATATCTTCAACGATTATAGCAAACTTATTTGGTGTAATTATGCTCATGTGTAATGTAAATAACTTCCTACCATGTATTTTGGTTTATCAACTGGTTTCATACCTGCATGAACCCAAGGCCATAAAGGTGGAAACATTAATAGAGAACCTTGCTTACATGGTGACGCTAGGCCTAGTTGAGGAAAATTAGTTTCGCCTCTTTCATTATCTTCTAGGTATATAAAAAATACTAGAAATCTTTTAGCAGACTCTACATTCATAGAATCTACATGAGGTGCAAATTCATCCTTATCGTTTGCTAAATATCTTTTTAATCTTATTTGTTCAAAGGCATATTGTTGAGGCCATTGTGTTTGATGTATAGCACAATCTTTTCTATACTTATTTACATATTTACTATAAAGATTAGATAGTTGTGCTACATCTTCTTGATATTCTAAATGTTGATTAAAATTAATTTGTGTAAATGACATAGGTCCTTGGTCATGTTCTTCATGATGTTCTTTGTTCTTTTCAAACCTATGAATTAAATCATTACAATAACTAGGGTCTAAAACATCTTTGTATATTTGTATATAATTGTTCATTGTCTATATTATACTACAATTTTCGAAGTTTGTCAAGGTCTGACTGCCTTATTTTTGGGTCGTAAATTTCTTTTGCTGTTTCACTACCAGACATATAACCAATACCATAAGCACAAGCCATCAGTATTCCTACTGGTAATAATATTTCAAATACTTCTAACATAATAATCTCCTTTTGTTTGGTGCCAGTTTCTGTTGCGAGGTACTGGCAAACCCCTAACGACCTAGGCCGCTAATGCATACTCATTAAAGTTTGCGTTTATATAAATTTAAAGTCTTCCGACTACCCTCTCCAGTACGATTTCTAATAGCTGTCAATCCTATTTCGCCCCCTTATCGGTCTATCTAGAATTGGTGGAGGCGCTGGGTACTGCCCCCAGGTCCATACTATTTACTCTCATTACCTTCACAGAGAATTTCCTACAATGATTTTGTTTCCATCATCATCAAAAAATGTCCAGTTTGACCCATAACCTAAAATACAAGTAAGGCTTTCACCATTAGGTCCTAAGTTTGGTATTGTCATAAAAAAAGTACCTGTATTTCTTTCACTACTATGACCAAAAGATAAAATACCTAATAAATCAGTAAAAGGTTGTCCTCCTTGTCTAACTTCACCCACTAATATTTGAGATTCTAACATGAGCTCTGCTGAAGTTTTAAACATAAATTTT